AAACGTTGGTTACCTAAATAGTGAAAACGAGTTTACTCCAATATCACTAACACAAGGATCACGTGATGCAATGTATGTTAAAAAACTTAACCCAATTGCAAGATTTCCTGCAGAAGGAATTGTTGTATTTGGACAGAAGTCATTACATTCAGGTGCAAGTGCATTGGATAGAGTTAACGTAGCACGTTTAACAGCATACCTAAGAGAACGATTTGCAGTTATTGGCAGACCTTACTTGTTTGAGCCAAATGATGCAAACACACGTTCTAATGCTAAAGGTACATTTGAAGGCTTTATGTCAAATATCCTAGCACAACGTGGTGTGTATGACTATGCAGTAGTTTGTGATACAACAAACAACACTCCTGCGAGAATCGATGCTAATGAACTATATATTGATGTAGCAATTGAGCCAACTAAAGCGGCTGAATTTATCTACATTCCAATTAGAATTGTAAACACAGGCGAACTTAGTTAATAAACATATACTTAACTACAAGAACGGTGTCTAGAAATAGGCTCCGTTCTTTTTTGACTGTTTTGCATAAATAATACTATAGACAAACACTTTTTAAAAGGAGATTTAAGATGGCTGTAATTGCAAATTTTGGTGTACCGGTTTCCGGTGGTGGTGAAGCCACATTAATGCCGAAGCTACAATATCGTTTCCGTGTCAAGTTCACAAACTTGGGAAACAGTAACAATGGAGCTCTAGTAACTAAGAATGTTATTAGTGTTACCCGTCCAGCACTAGACCATGAAGATGTTACAATTGATGTATACAACTCAAAGATTCGTTTAGCTGGAAAACATACATGGCAGGATATTACACTCGTTGTTCGTGACGATGTAAACAGTGATGTAATTAAAGAATTAGGCAATCAAATTGCTAACCAAGTTAACCATGCTGACCAGAGTGCTCAAAAGAGTGGCTCATCTTACAAATTCAAAATGATAATCGAAACACTAGACGGTGCTCACGATGAAGGTGATGCTGGCGTACTAGATAGTTGGGACGTTACAGGATGTTTTATTCCTAGTATCCAATATGGAGACCTAAACTATAGTTCAAGTGAATTTGTTCAGTGTACTATAACTATTCGTTATGACAACGCAGCTCATAACATTGCTGGAGCTGACGTACTAAGTAGTAGTTCAATTACAGCTGGCAGTGGTGATAGTGCATCAGTAACAACGTAAGAAGATAGAAAATGGGATTAGGCAAATATCTAGGCGATTCCGCCAGTACATTATATAATACTGAAGGTAACCAAATACAGTCATTTATACCCAGATCTAGATTCAATTTTGCTGTTATTTTAACTCTTGTTGGTACTGATGGTGCTGACAAGAGTCTTTTTCTAAACAAAATTTCAAGTGTAACAATGCCTAGTTATTCAACTAGAACACAAACACTAAACCAATACAATAAAAAACGTGTAGTAACAACTGGTGTAGATTATCAGCCAGTTCAACTTACTGCATATGATGACGTCAGTGGAGAGTTTGAAGAGTTTCTAAAAAACTATAGTAGATTTTATTTCGGGCAAACACTAACAGTAGATGATGAAGGTTCATTTAATTATGATTTACTTAATGATAAATTTTCTAGTGTCAGTGGCTACAGCCAAGCAGGTCTAAAAATAAGAGATACTAAAAACTATATTAAGAATTTGAGAATTATAAGAACATCTAGTAAAGAAGATGTTAACGTCATCACAATATACAATCCTTTTATACAAAATATTACACCTGATGCACTAAGTTATTCAGAAAGTACACCAGTTAGTTACAGCATAAACTTTATGTACGAAGGATTTGATATACGAAGTGGCTCACAGGCCCAAGATTTCTTCAAGGAATATTACAACCTAGTTAACGACTAAATACTAATATGGCAAAGTTTCAGCAAGGAGTTTATACTCTAACTAACCCAAAAAAGTATATAGGCAAAAGTCAGCCTAGATATCGTAGTGGTTGGGAGTTAGCAGTATTTAGAATGTGTGATGCTCATCCAAGTATAGTTGCCTGGGGTAGTGAAACACATAGAATTCCATATAAGAATCCTCTAACAGGAAAACATACAAATTATGTTCCTGATCTGTTATTAGTATACAATGATAGAAAAAATGAACGCCATGCAGAAATTGTTGAGATTAAACCAAGTAAACAAATACTAGGTGAAGCAAAGACTCAGGATCAAATGGCGGCGGCTGTTGTTAACCATGCTAAATGGGAAGCGGCCAGAGCCTGGTGTAAAAGTCAAGGCTTAGGCTTTAGAGTTATTACTGAAAACGAGATCTTCAATAAGCCTCAAACCTCAAATAAAAGAAGGAAGAAGAGATGACAAAGAAACTAGAAGAAGAATTTAATCTACCACCCATTGAAGACATTTCATTGTTCGGTGAAGAAGCAATACCTATTGAAGCTGGTGAGTCAACTATTGAAACCTCCAAACAAGATATAACATTAACACAAAATACTCTAGAAGTAACACAACGTATAGATAGTGCTTTGCCAATTGTACAGGGCTTAGAACAATTGGATAGAGAGATGGATGAATATGCAACAAAGGCAATGGCTACATTCGAGGACTTGGTTGATCTTGGAAAGAATGTAGAAGATAGACATGCGGCGCCTATATTTGATAGTGCAGCCAAAATGATAACGGCGGCTCTACAGGCAAAACAAGCCAAAATGGATAAGAAGATGAAGATGATTGAACTACAGATGCGTAAAGCAAAGTTAGATCTTGATACCCGTAAGGTAGATGCCAGTCTAGAAGGTAAAGAAGATGCTCCCGAAGAGATCGAGGGCAAGTTTATTGGAGATCGTAGCAGTATGTTAGCCGAGATCATGAATAAATTGAATGAAAACGATAAATAATAGTAGCGGAGAAATGTTATGAAATCTTATAAAGAATATCTAAAAGAATCAAAACAATCTTATAAGTTTCGTGTGAAATTAGCTCAAGAGCTTTCGGATGAACAAATAGATAAGATTGAACGTCATCTTGGAAAGTATGATGTAACGAGCGTGAGTGCTCCTAAAAAATTAATGCTACAAAGCACACCTTACGATTTCCCCACCCTGCGTGGATATGAAATCTTTGTTATGGAATTTGAAACAGACAGAGTTGCAAGTGCCTATCAAATACAGGTGGAGCTCAGTAATTTGTTGGGCCTTGGAGAGGGTCTAATGAAAGTTCGTAGTGAACACGAACCATTAGAAAAGCAAGAACAGTCAGCATTAGAAGGTTCGGATAAAGAATCTGAGGCTCTACTAGCAGATGGTAACTATGGTGAAGCTGAAAAGATAAACGGCGAAGATTACTATGGTGATAAGTACAACACTAAGTTCGTACAGGAATTATTAGCTCTCCGAAAAACTAAAGAGAAGGAAAGCAAATGAGCGACTTAGACAGAATTTTAAAACTATCTGGTTTAGTACAAGGCAATGGCTTTGAAGCACCAGTAGAAGAAAGCAAGATGTCCGATTTAGACATTGAAGCACAAGACATGAGCAGAGAAGACTTTATTGAAGCACATTCAGGTACACTAGGTGGTGCTGAAGCGGCTGGTAACTTTTGGGACGAATCTAAAGAATCAAGGGATTCAAATGAAGGTATTGAAACAGAAGCAGTAGGTTCTTTTGCAGATCCAATTTTAGATTTATGTGATGAAGTGGGTTGTGATCCAGATCATCCAGTTTTAGCTGATCTAATTAGATATTTAGATGGTGATACTATTGCAGACTTTGTAAAAGAATTCCGTAGTAATCATGAATACGATAACGGAATGGAATATGAATCAACAGAAGAAGTTGAAGAAGCAGAAGTTGAAGAAGCAGAAGTTGAAGAAGCAGAAGTAGTAGAAGCTGAAGGCACGAGAACAATAGAAGTCAACAAAGACATTCAACTAGCAGGTGATAGTATCTGGGATAGACGTAGTGAGCAAATGACAGAAATGGTTTTTGTTAAAGAAATTAGTATTTCCGAAGATGAAGATGGTTACCTAAGTGTTGAAGTTGAACATGATGGACCTTGGGAAATTTATACTGACACAGCATTTCCAGAAGCAATTAGTGAAATATGCGGATGTGAAGTTGACTGGTCAGAACAAGGAATGCAAGACGAAGGAATGGCACACCTTGAAGGCGAATTAATGGAAGCATACGAAAGTATTAGTGAGACATTTCATACAGAACTTATGAGAGAACTAAAAGACTAACTGTCCAAGAGGGTAGTTGAATTGATTTTTGAAGGAGATCAAACAAATGAATGAACTAGAAAGAATTCTTAATCTAGCAGGAGTAAGTTATGAGGCTCCAAAGAAGATTGAAGAAACAACAGAAATTGCTGAAGAGCAAAGCAAAAAACAAAAAGATGCATTCGCAGCTATGTTAGCCAAGAAAAAAGGCAAAAAGGGTCCTACAACAGACCATGAAGAAGAGCATGTTAAAGAAGATGCAGGATTTGAAGATGATGCGAGAATTGCCAAAAGAAACCAACAAGATGATGACCAACTAGAAAAAGAATACCAGGATAATAGACAACGTAAAAAACGTCTAGCAAAAGATTTAGCATCAAACAATCCAGCTAGTGAATTTAGTCATATGTATAAAGAAGATGATCTTGATGAAGCACCAAACGAAGGTAACGAATTTTCCGGAGAACATAAAAAAGCCAAAGATGCAGGCAAAGACGAATTTGAAGTAGGCGGAAAGAAATACAAAGTTGAAGCAATTGATGAAGCTGATGATCCAGACTATAGTAAAGATAACTTAGATCTATGTGATGATTGTGATATGCCTAAAGACGACTGCGAATGTGATCATACAAATGAATCACTAGAAGTTGTTGAAGAATCACCTACAATGGATACTACACAGTTAATTACCCTACTTAAAAACTCAGGCATTAGTGAAGATCAAATTGCTAATCGTTTAAAAGTTATTGAGGAAGAGTTTGGAAACACTCCTGAAGGCGTTGGTGAAACAGAGCCTACAGTACATGGTAGTGATGACAACTATAACTTTGCACAAGCAGTAAACCTAAGTCTAAAAAGATATTTGGATGCAGCTGATATGAAAGTACAAGTATCAGAACATACAAAAGAAGACTTAACAGCAAAGTATCTAGCATCTAAAAAGTAAAATGCAAGGATTAAACTGGTCACTTAACGGTGATAAGAGAAGATTGAATATTGATTCCAGCAGTAGATGTAACTTATCATGTCCAGGATGTGGTAGAACACACAGCGTTGCTGCTGGAACCAATGGCTCAATTGAAGACATGCCAATGGAATACTTCAAAGCACTAGTACGTCCAGAAAACAAAATTACCGATCTAACATATAATTTTGCACTAAGTGACCCCATTTATAGTGGGGTTATTTTAGATCAAATAGCATATCTGAATACACTAGATGACAGACCCAGAATTCAAGTTAGTACTAATGCAAGTGGTCGTAAACCCAAATGGTGGATCAAGTTTGCAAGCCTATTAGGACAAAGAGATAGAGTAGATTTTGCAATAGATGGTCTAGAAGACACAAATCATATTTACAGAGTTAATGCTAAATGGGATAGTGTTATGTTAGGTGCTAAAACTCTAAGAGAAAATTGGAACCCACCAAATGGTGGAATGACGTGGCGTTATGTTATATTTGAACACAACTATCATCAAGTATCTGAAGCACAAAAACTAGCAAAAGAACTAGGCTTTAATAGATTTAGAGCTATCGTAGGTGATAAAAGAACACCTAAACATATGATATTAAAAAGTAAAACATGGGAAGAAGTAGAAGTTGATTTATCCGAAATGTAAACATAAAGAAAGCCAAGTACCAGCAATAAGATATGATGGCTATGTAGTTCCTTGTTGTCACTTCGGACAATGGCAAGATATAGATAGATTCAGAGACCGTATGGGAGATCTTGTGGAAACAATGCACATAACTAATGGTACTCTGGAGGAGATCAATAACAGTCCAGCCTGGAAGTATATTGAGGATAGTTTTGATAATGAACCATTTGCTAGATGTGTTAAGCATTGTAGTGGTGGTGAAGAAAACTACAGTCCTAAAAAAACAAATGCAGAGTCAGACTTTAAAGTAATCGATTTATAAAATGATTTGGGAGACATTTATATTATGTTTGGTATTATTGTTAGCCATTATGGCGGGGATGAGTATAAGCCTCCTGAAAGGCCGACGTGTAAAAGGGAGTTGCGGTGGTGCTACCGGCGTTTGCTCTGTATGTGGCGAAGACAATGCAAAAGAAAATAGATAAATATGTAGGTAACGCTTAGGACCCGCTGTTACAGGCGAACAGGCGTCAAGGTTACTGTTTATCCTTAAAGACATGGTTCGCTACTCTTGTCTTTTAAAAAACAGACTTTCCAACAGATAAATACTAGTATGAAGAAATTATTTGCATTTGGTTGTAGTATGACAAGAGGAGATGCATTAGATGATATATGGGATTTTGAACTAAAGCAAACAGATCCAAATGCAGGACCAAGCATGTATTCTTGGCCACAACTCCTAGCAAACAATATGAATCTAGAGTGTGCTAACTTGGGAGAAAGCGGCGCTAGTAATAAACAGATTTGGTATAGATTGGTAACCACACATATGACAGAAGGCGATACAGCATTTGTACAATGGACATCAACAAATAGATGGTGTCTAATAGATAACGAAATAAAGCAGATTAATTCGTTTCGTACAGACAAACAATCCCAAGCATATTATGAGAATCTACATACTGACATTGATTCAGATTATGATGTAAATTTAAGAATAAGTCATGCAGACTACTATGCTAAAAGTATTGGTGTTAAGTTATATCATCTAACATATGACAAACCAAGTTTATCTGATAACTTACAATTCAACACAGTAACACCACTTAATAGTGATATACATAAAATACAAATGGATAACGGAATATATGCCAATGATAATGCTCATCCTTGTGCTATTACACATCAGTTACATGCATACAATATATACGAGGAGGTTGCCCAATGGCAGTAGATACCAAACTAACTAAAAGTCCATATAAGAGAGAAGAATACACAAGTGATCAATTGGTTGAACTTGCCAGGTGTGCGGCTGATCCCAAACACTTTATGTTGAACTATTGTTACATTCAGCACCCTGTTAAAGGAAGACTGTTGTTTACATTGTATGACTATCAAATTGGACTAGTAGATACATATCACAACAATAGATACAGTATCAGCATGTTAGCACGACAAACAGGCAAATCAACTTGTGCCGCAGGTTATTTGTTATGGTATGCAATGTTTAACCCAGATCAAACTATTCTTATAGC